GTAGATGCTGGCGATTTCTTTTTGATCACAGCCGGGTCTTCGCTTGCGAATACTTCTTGGGTCCAACAGACCCCTCTCCCGATAACAATGGGAACTACAGCAATAGTATTCTCTCAGTTTGGCGCACCGCTGACTTATTCGGCAGGAACGGGCCTCTCTGAATCACCAGCGTATACATTTAACATCGCCAACAGCGGAGTAACTTCTGGAACTTATGGCGGAGCAGCTACTGCTGTAACCCTAGCAGTGAATGCCCAAGGGCAGATCACTTCGGCCTCTGATGTTTCTATCGCAATCGCTGGGTCTCAGATCACGTCCGGAACAATCGGCACAAGTTATCTGAGTGGCTCTTACACTGGCATCACAGGCCTTGGAACAGTAACTGTTGGGACTTGGAACGCAACCGCGATTGGGGTCGCTTACGGCGGAACCAACCTGACGAGTTATACGGCTGGCGATACTATTTATGCGAGCGGTTCGACGACTTTGTCGAAGCTCGCTCTGCCGGGTGCTGGCTACATAATGACGTCTTCGGCCTCTGCTCCGCAGTGGTCTGATCCTGCGACGATAACGGTTGGGAATGCATCCAATGCCACCAATGCATCGACTGCCTCGATCGCAAACAACATCGCTGGCGGCATTGCTAGTCAGCTCGTTTATCAGACTGGATCTGGCACCACGTCATTCATCTCGAATGGAACAACGGGCCAAGTTCTCAAATCGAACGGAACTAGCGCGCCAGCTTGGGGCGGCATTTCAGGGGGAACGTTCTGATGATCGATCAGCTTATCATCCGAATGTTCAATGCTCGCAACCATGCGCACGTTCAGCATTGGCTGACGGACTCCTACTCCGAGCATAAATCTTTGGGCAAGTACTACGAAAATCTTGTCGGGACCCTCGACAATTTCGTCGAAGCCTATCAAGGTGTATTCGGAGTTGTTGAAGGTTTGCCAGAAAAAGGCGATCCTAAAGAAATGATCAAAGAAGAGCTATTGTGGCTCAATGAGAATCGTGAGAAAATCTGCAAAAATATTCCTGCACTGGAAAACATTTTGGATGAGCTTACAGCTCTCCATATGCAGACGCTCTATAAACTTGAAAGGCTGAAGTAATGGCTCAGACCAACGAGACGACCATCCAGCTTTATCACAGCACAACACCAAGCTCTGTTCCTTCTGCAGGAAATCTTGCGAATGGCGAGTTGGCAATCAACATCGCAGATGGCAAGATTTTCTACAAGAACTCTGGTGGCACTGTCGTCGAATATTCGAGTGGTGTTTCCACAGGGAAAGCTATTGCGATGGCGATAGTTTTCGGAGGCTAAAATGGCTCAAGCAACCTACTCCGTTATCCAGCACTACCGCACGACCACCCCCGGCTCTGCTCCTGCGTCTGGCAATTTGAATCCGGGCGAGTTGGCGCTGAACCTTGCTGACGTTTCTGTTTACATGGAGAACTCTTCCGGAACAGTTACGAAGCTGATAAATAATCCTGCGGGTCTGACGTATCCGACTGCAGATGGAACAGCGAACCAAGCGATCCTGACGAACGCTTCTGGCACGCTTTCTTTCGGGGATGTTGTCCGTCCGACTGGCAGCTACACGTTCAGTGGTGCAAACACGTTCACTGCGAAGCAGACATTCAGCGGCAGCTCCAGTGCGCTTGCGACTGTACTTTCGAATGCTGCAGAAAAGGTTACTGTCTCGGCGACTGCTGCGACAGGAACGATCAACTTTGATGCCACGACGCAGAGTGTCCTTTACTACACGACAGCGGCGAGCTCCAATTGGGCGATCAATTTCCGCGCATCAAGCGGGACGAGCCTCAACTCTGCTCTTGACGTCGGCCAGTCGATAACCCTCGTTTTCATGGCAACGAATGGTGCGACAGCTTACTACAACACAATCGTTCAGGTCGATGGAGTCAGCGTTACTCCGAAATACCAAGGCGGCATTGCTTGGTCGTATGGCACTGCATCTGGCATTGATGCTTACACCTATACGATCATCAAGACTGCTTCCGCGACTTTCACCGTTCTGGCTTCTCAAA